TGTACTGCTTTTGCTTCAACTTGCTTTTTGTATGCTTGAAGCTGGTTGGCTTTTTGTAGCGCTTCGTCACGAATGCGCATAGCTTTTGCAACATCAGCACCATTGCCTGCTTCAACTGCTTGAGCAATAATGTGTTCAGCAGCACGTGCTTCTTCAACAGCATCTTGAATTCTAGCATTTACGGATGCAACGTTTGTTGAATGAGTAAATTTTTCAACGTTTTGGATACGTCGCATCAGCTCTTCATTTTGCTGACGTAAAAGTGCAAGTTCGGCTTTATCACGCTCAATTGCTGCTTTACGACGTTGTGCACGCTCAGCTTTCTCTTCACGGCGTTTGCGTCGTATTTCTTCTCGGTCTTCATTATCAGCATCTAGACGACTATCTTCTTGGTCATCATCGTCATCTGCATGAGTCTCAGCTCGCGTATCTTCTTGCTCTACGGCAACGTATTCGGTGCCATGTTTTTTCTCGTCGGCATCATCTTCCGACAAAACATCATTTGTATTTGTATTCACTATCGACTCCTTTTCAGCCGTTTAGATAAAAGCTTGCAGCATCGAAATTAAGCTTAAGCCAGCCCAATAAACCGCCGCAATTATTCCACAAACCATTAACAACCAAACAACGATTGCAACAGCAATGCAGGCATAAAACTCGTAAACGCCTCTCATATAAATGCTCTCATTGTGAGAGGGTCACCGGTGATTTCGCCTCTAATGTCTAAGTCGTTAAACATTACAAACTCAATCTCTTCATCGCCCATTTCTACTGTCCAGCGATCACCACCGTACTTAGGGACACGCACAAACTTACCAACGTCGCACCATGCACCCTCTGGCCATTGCTGCATAGTGTTTCGGTTTTTGTACGCAAGCGGTCCAATTGCTACAACACGTGCTACTTGTGTATTGCTTGACTCTGTCTTACGAGCTTCTTCAGGAATATACAACCCGCCTTTTGTTTGTGCCTTAGCACGGCGTATCTGAACAATGATACTTGAACCAAAAGGCCTTACACCACAGTCAACAGTAGGAAATGCATCCTCGATTGACTCATACGACATACCTAGCGGTTTTTCTAATAGCATTCTCTTCTCCTAATGCTGTTAAAGTTGTGAGTCTCGTCTATCTTGATCCTTAAGCATAGAATCAATGACGTCCAATGCTTTTTGCAGCCCTGCATAGTACCCGATTCTTTGCCCATATAAGTACTGGACATTTGTGTCAGGCGATGGAGGTTGCTCTAAAGCAGTTTTGGCAGCTAATACTTGCTGCTCTTTAATTTTGCCGATTAGTTTATCAATCACATGCCGCCTTTTTGCGTCTTAGCTTCAAAGGTTTTCATGCGAGTTAGATTCTTTGCGTCACCACTTGGAATCGGTGCTTTAGGTGCCGGATCTTTCCCACTACCTTGTACAGTAGTAGGGTAGCCTTTGCCCATTGCCATTGCTTTGTGCAAATTTAATGCTTCCATGCGTCTCTCCTTAGCTAGGATTAGGGTTAATGCCGTGCCCAGTGCTAAGAGCAATCTTCTCACCGGACTGTACTTCCAAAGCAGCCAATTGCTTAGCTGTTTGGTTGTCTTCTGCGTTCATGCGTAGCTTAGCTTCAATCTCCATCTGAGATCTGGCAAGTTCAGCTTGTTCACGCATCTTTTCACGCTCAAGTTCTGTTTGCAAGCGTTGAATTTCAGATTGAATCCTCTGAGTTTCAGTTTGTTGCTGAAGCTGTAACTTCTGAGTTTCGATTTGTATTTTTGCTTGGTCAGCTGCAGTTTTGCGCTGAATTTCAGCTTGCATAAGCCCTGATGATGGATCTTGAGGCATAGGCGGACGAAAGCTTTGTAGAAGCTGAATTGCTTGCTCAACAATTTGAGGTATTGCACCAAGTGTTTGTTGTGCTTGGTTGTTCACTGACTGACTTGCAGCTGCAAGCATCTTGTCAAACTCTCGTCTTTCTTCTTTAGTCGAATCTTTTTGCAGTTCAGTAATGTCTTGGCCCGCTGCTTCTGAAGCAACGTCAATAATTTGTGTGACATACCACAGTACTACGTGTTCTTTAATGTGCTCAAGCAACATAGGCAATGCTTCAGAGCCAACAAGCCGTGACCCACCAAACACAGGATTAAGCATGAAATCAAGGTGTACCTGCAAATGTGCCAAGTGGTCTTGCTCAGGGAATGCTGCAATTGGCCTACGAATCGTAGCGGCTAAGTTCTCATTGACCGCATTCATTTCTTGTACTTCAGGCTTAGGCACAAGTAGATTTTCAAAGTCAGGTACTTTTAGCTGACGTAAGAATAGTTCTTCTACTTTGTACGGATCGTATAAGCCTGGTTTTGCGTCAGCTCGCTGCATGATTGCCATGGTTTGAGCAAAGCGCTGCGTATCTGTTGAAATGTTAGGGTCACTAACAGGCATTACATTGACAGGACCGTCAAAGTCTGTGCGGTATGCTAACAGTTCTCCTGTTTCGTCATAAATTTCTTCTTCATCGAGGTACATCTTATTGATTCGATAAAGAACCTCAAGCACACGGCCCATGGCATCATGTATACGACCGTGAATCGCATTGAAAACAACCATGCCTTGTTCAATACGTGCAAGTGTTGTGCCAACAGGCACGTTTGCATTCGAATCAGCAAGGTCTTCAAATGATGTGCGAACAACCGAATTAGATGCTTCGATTAAGAAACCAAGCAAACTAAACAAGACAGGCGAAGGTGGATTAAATGGCAAAGGCATTAGCACTTTGCGTATATCGTCTTGGCCAAATGACCCTTCAATCTCATGCACTTCAGTAGGGTCGATGCGCTCTGTTTGTCCGCCTGCACCACCCTTCATCTTCACCAAGCCAGGGAAGTTGTTGATGTGTGCTGAATCAAGCAATGCACGTAGTGATCCAGTAGCGGCGGCACTCAAACCACCAATCATATGCACAAAACCGATTGGATAAGCACCACGCCATGGGATCATAGGGAATTCAACGATCCAGTTCATTTCTTCCTGGAGCTCATCATCTTCTTCCCAGTTGCGGTAGATAGCTAATACTTTTTGCGTACTTTTATCGATGCTAATGATATACGGCGCCGCTTCACCTTCAATGTCGTCATACACATATGACTCAAACACTGTTCTTAGACCGTCAGCATTGTATGTATCGGCCGATCGCCCTTCAATCTTGTCATTGGCTCGTTCAGACTTAGTTGTTTCTGGTGTAATTGGTGCCGGTGGCAAGTCAACGTCACGGTACATGCCTGATTGCACACGGCGTTGGTATTCAAGACGTGTAATGTATTGAACATGTGTTTTGCGCTCAGCAGTATAGAAGTTAGTTGCTGCATACGGCAAAAGAATATCATCCATCGACACAAACAAAGGCACAGGCTTTTTACGCTTAGCATCCCATGTAAGCTTTAAGTACTGCGCACCAGCAAGTGGCACTTGTGTTGATAGCTGTTCTAGTTCGGCACGGAAGTCTTTCATCTGGCGCGTCATTTGCCAGTTCATGAACTTGGTAATACGTGCAGACTTTTCGTACTTTTCTTTACTAGGTGCACCAATAATTCGTTCTTTAGCTGGGCCTGCAGTAGGAAAGATCTCTTTCATCACCCTTGAACTAAAGTCAACGCATGCTTGCGTCAACATAGGGTGAACTACTTTCGATGCGCCTTGAAAGCTTGCACCACCTGGAGCATCGTCACCAAGACCAGTACGGCGCAAACCTTCTTCATACTGTTCATCACGTCGTTTGCGGCTTTCTTTGTCTTTTTCGATAAGGTCACAAAGCGTTGAGCCAATAACACTGAGCTCAGACTCAGACATCGATTCAGCTAAGTTAGCATAGAACTCACTTTCGCCTAGTGTTGGTGAGTCATCAATCTTAACGATTGCACCACCATCTTCAGTGTCTTGAACATCGTCATCGACACCTTCATACTCCATCATGTCGCCTAGCTGTTCGTCTCGTTCATTTGCCATGTTCATTACACCGCGTAAGGGTTAATCAATGCTCTTGGTTTACGTGGAATGTCTTCTTGCAAAGGCATTGTAGCCGAAAGCATGTGTTTGTCGCTAATAAGCCGAATTGCTTGTGTTGCTGAATCCATCAAGTCATCATGCTTGATCGACTTCTCACCAGTAAAGCTACATAGCTGGCTGATCAATGGCTCGGCCCAAGTCTTTGGCTGGCCTGCACGTTTCTCGGATTCTACAACCCAAACAAAGCCATGTAAAAACAAATGAGACACAGCATGAAGTCGTGAAAGCTTATCGGCCCGCCCTGGGTTGTACGGATACGCAATAATGTTTTCACGAGCTAGTGTTTGTCGCAAACTAATGCCTGAACCTTTGTCCTCAATCAAGCACAAGTCAGGCTTTCGACCTACAAGGTACGATGACTTCGGGCCAACCATGGGTTGTATCATCGGCTTTTGGTCACCATCACCGTACTGGACTCTCATCTCTTCTCTGACTCGATCTATCAAGTCTGGTAGACCAAGCCGTTCTTGCCAGCAATCAAGCAACAAAATGGCAGGCTTATTTTCGTGTCTAAACAGACCCCAGACACTACACGCTGAGTAGTCTGGATCGCCCTTCTTCTTGTCTCGAGTTTCTTCAGTGAACGCTGTGTCAAGTGACATGACGATGTACTCGAACTGAGGCAATGGCTTGTTTGCTGGCCAAATACGAATCCAGTCTCGTTTGATGATACCAGACTCTTCGGGGTCTAGAATCTCTGCATGGATCTCTTGGCGCCCGATCTTGGTGCCTTCATACTGAAGAATTTGCTTTTGGAATGATGGTGCTAAGTTCTTGATGTTGTCATACGTCGATGCAGTAGTGACTGCAACGTCTTTGTTCTTACGCTTGGTCAGGTCGACAATCAGCGGCTTTGGTCGTGGTGTCGTGGTACATAGTAATTGCGGGTTTTTGCCAAGGCGCATGCCAAACTGAATCATGTCCCACGACTCTTCGAGATAATCCCATGCTGCTAACTCATCGAGCCATCCACCATGAAACTGTGGACCGCGAAAACGTTCAGGTTCAGATGCTGGAATGCCTTTGATGATTGACCCGTTTGTCAATGTGATTTGATGCAACGAGATAGAATAGTTCTCGATGATTTCACGTGGCATTACACTTAGCAACCCCGAATCACCTTCAAAGCACACATCACGGACATCACCAGAGGTTGGGCCTGACACTAGCCACCGTGTACCTGGGTTATTCCATGCATTCCACCATGTTGCTTCGGCAGCCGATCGTGTTTTCCCCGCACCACGCCCAGCGAGCAACAGCCATGTAGCCCACCAACTACCTTTTGGCGGCAACTGATGCTGTATTGCGATTGTGAGCCATTTGATGCGCGCTTTGATGGCGGCTTTGTGTGGCGCCGGAAGTTGATTTAGATCCGGGCCGTTCTTGATTCGATCAGCAAACTCATTTGCTATTGTCGGGCTTATCATCGGCTTGCCGTGCTGCTAGCAGATCTTCAACAAGCGATTGCGAGAAGTCGTGTAGTACATCGACCTGAATCGGCTTGTCGTCTTTGCCAGTCACTTCGACTTTAGAATTTTCGCGATATTTCTTTGGAAACCGAGCCGCCATGCTTCTAGACCACAGACCTGTGTTCAGCTTTTTTCCTTGCGGAGTTTCCACGATGTACTGTGAACCTAGATCTTCCCAGTAGGTCATTTCATATTGCTTTGCCAGCTCCATGGCTTCCAGAAACTCTGGATGAGTCTCAGCCCAATATAAAAGTGTTTTGTAATGGTAGCCCAGTGCTGAGCTGATTTGCTCAACACTTTTTCCCTCACGGCCTAGCTCTACGACTTTATCGCAAAGTGCAGGGTCGTACTTGCTGGGGCGCCCGATCTTTTTTGGTGTGCTATCGCTCATGTGACGGATTCTACACCCAACTAAAAAATTTTGAACAACATTTCACTTTTATAAATACAGATGCATGGTTACATCAGAGGTTACAGCAAGCCAGAACTCTATTATACAGCATATATATCTATCTATCTATATATTAGTTTCTTAATTAAGTAACCTTTGTAACCTTGTAACTATAGGAGAAATCATGTTGAAGATCAAACACTTAGAAGCAAAAGTCAAGTTACATATCGAGTTACAAGTAAACAAAGCAGCGGTAACTAGTTTCCTAAAGTATACCCTTTTGTGCTATCTCGTTCATTATTGCATCCTCAGTTTTCCTAGCTAAGTCCGCCAGAGAGTCCTGGTTACAAAGTTCAGCTTTGGCACTTGTAACTCGGAAGATGGTGTATCGGGCCGTCTTGCCATGTACTTTGATCACTTTCTGCGCTTCTATCTCACCATAGCCGAGTAACGCTTTGCGGATATACTGAGCTCTCGGCCTGCTGTCATGTCCCCAAGTTTCACACAGGGTTTCAAGTTGGGCTGTAGTAAACGCACCGATACCCTCACAATTAGCGCTAAGCCAATCACTCAGTTCTTGTGCAAATGCCTGAAGCGGAGTTTTGCTTGCATCGATCGCTGTTTGACGATACTTAGTTTCAGGCGCTGGCGCCGCGGGGTCAAAGTTCGAAATGTCACGTTCATAGTACCAGTTGAGCACAATGCCGAACCCGCCTTGGTGCCTAGCCCATTGCATCATTGCAACGACTTTAGGGTGTGTTTCTTTGTTGGTGAGCGTGGTGGGATGGTAGATAGCTTCACGTCTTGCATTGTTCGACATCCTTGTGATGTATGCATCATTCGATGTGAACACGAAATTCATGTAATTGTCAATGTTGTACTGAGCACCGTACTTATTGTTGATCGCGATCTCTTTGCCTGTGATCATCGACTTCAGCTGTTTGCTGTGGTCTTCACGATCCGAGCTAGGCTCATTGACAACGACAAAGATCTTGTTGCGAAATAGCCCGTTAAATGTGCCGAAGAGCTCATCCGGACCGGCAATGATCGCTGGGCCGTTTTCGCCAAGCCCCATCATCTCTGCTACAAATTCGGCAATAGCTGATTTCCCAATACCTTCTTGACTGGACACGAATTGAGGAGTAGTGTTGTTCCGTCTGTGGGGATATTGAATGACGTTGGCAACCCAATCATGCCAATAGGCTTCAAAGGCTGGCTCATCTCGAAAGAAGTATTTGCAAAACTCCAGGTATGGCGCCGGGTCTCCTTGTTGTGGAAAATGTGACCAAGCGTTGAGATAGTTGTAGCAACCATCCGGAGTAATTTGTAGTCCTTGGTATTGTGGAAATATGCCGACTTTGCGTATGTCACAACGCTTCCTCCATTTCTTATATTCATCGATCATTGCCACTTCCTTGACTACGGTTTTGGCAGGCCGATTATTAGATGCTGGCACTACTGTTTGTGACACATAGACATGCTGAGCACTGTCTACCTTAGCCTTTTGAAATGGCATGATGTGGCCATCATCAATACGAATAACGTCACCATTGAACAACGCGTACTTAGTACTGAACTCATATAGCTTTACATCAAGTGTGTCGACACCGTTCATAGTGATCGATGTTGAGTTAAGCACGTCATTTAGTGAGCCGCCTTGTATGAGGTGGTCATCAATTGCATACTTAGTGCCAGGTCCTGGCCCAAAACGTCCGACACGGCATAGATGAACAACGGCACCAAGGCCACGAAGCACAATAGCAAGCTTAGTTTCAGCAAGCGCCACTTGATCATTTGGTTCGCCATCTTCTTTCTTACCGTCATAGTCAAACACAATATAGACTTGACGATTTTTAGTTGCAAAATCCGTTTTACGTTTCCATGCAAATTGCATTAAGTCTTTGTGCAATTGCATACCGCCTTTGTCGGTCCATGATGTCACACCTGCTAAGCCAATCACACCGTACTCAACATTATGTTTGTTTAAGTGGCGTTGTATTGTCCAAGCCTTAAACTCACCTTCAGTGATAATGATGGGAATGTCTACATTGTTGACATATTGGCGCCATTTAAGGCAAGGCGGAAAGTAAACGTGTGACCCAGAAGCTCTTGCTTGTGAGTACTTCATCTTACTTTTAGGTGACAACAACCTGACACGGTGAAAACCTGTGTCATTACCGTCTAGATCCCTGTAAGGGATTTTTACCGACCACTCATGTGTATGACCAAGCAATGTTTTTGTTTGATCTTTGTCAAGCAACTCTAAGCCAAGTGCTTGTACATCGTGGTCAGTATATTGTCTATCAGATAAGAAGTTAGAGTATAATTGTTCAGGTTGTGTTGTATGTGATGCAAATCCCATGCTCATAGCTTTACGTTCCTCTACGTAAATTATCCAAGGCTCCATGAATACACGAATTCATGGAGCCTTTTTTCTTGTTGATGTGGATGATCATCATAAAACAAAAAGGTGACCGGAGTAAACCAGTCACCTTGTGTTGATGAAATTAATTTACTTCAAATGCAATTTCATCGGCCAGTTGCTTAGCAAGTTCCTTGGTAGCAATGCCATCACCGAACCAAGCACGATCCATGCGAACATCATCACTACGGCCACGATGGTGATCAACATATTCAGTTACTGCGTTAACCAAGCCCCAGGCAGTGCCGTTAGCCGCTTTGAGCTTAGCGCCTTTGCCTTGACCGTTAAACAGTTCCATGAGCTTGTCCGATGTACGATGGCTGATAATCGTATCACCTTGTGCATTGTTGTATGAAGAAATTTTGTCGAAGTACTCTTTGGCACGCTCTGGTGAGACTGGTGTGAGGCTCCAAGTTTCGACGGCTTGCATGAAATCCTGCCATGACGTTGCCGCGATGCCAAGCTGTGCCTTGACCTTGGTTTCATCAAAGTTAGACCGATGCGAGATGCGGATGAAGTTTTTGTTGGCGCCGTTTTCTACTTCGTTCATCGCAAAACCGAGTGTGTTGTTGCATACGACACGGATCGAAGTGAACATGGCTGTGGTTGCCATGGAACCGTCGCATGCCGTGCCAAGAAGCAGATAGCCTTTGATCGTGTCATCCAGGACTTTAGCTTCTTCGCCGATCGATGCCAGTGCCCAGTACTTCTTGCCGGATTTCAGTACGCCTGCTGTATCGAGTGTGAAGCCAGCCTTGTCGGTCAGATCACGGTAGAACTCAAGCACCTCGCCTGGCTGTACAACCTTGTAGTCTTTGCCAACGACTGCCAATGCATCGCCACTGTCGGAACGGTACAGTACTTTCTTGCCTTTCACAGTGCCACGACCGAAGCCAGTGGCGAACTGCACATCTGTGTCCATGATCTGGAAATCCATGCCAGCTGCTACCTGCCACTCTTCGATGGACTGACCAGCTGCCATCTTCTGGCCGTAACCGTGCCATGGAGTGTCGCCAACGTATGCGATTGCTGCCTTGCCTTTAGTGAAGTCGAGTTCGTGAGCCATGATATTTCTCCTAGTTTGATTTGAACGAGCTGTACTACGATTGCATAGTACCAAAAACTAAAAATAGTGTACAAACTAATTTCAATAATTGTGTATATCAAGACTGGGATCTCGATATACACAGTGTATCGTTACAGATAGTTGGTCAGAAGGACAATAACCAAGCCGAAGATAAGGAATGACATGTTAGCCTCGCATCTGTTGAATGTTATCAATTAGATCTTTCAGGTTCGTGGTGTGACCTTGTACCCAGGCCTTGGCGTCTTTGAGCCGCATGAACACACCACGTAGCTTGTCACCTTCGTAGATTTCCCAGCTGGTGTACAACGTATTGCTGCTTGACTTCCAACCATATGACTGATCCTTAATGATGCGATACGGGCCTTTTTCTAGAACAATTGATTTAGCCATAGTGATCACCGTAGATAGTAAGTGCCGGTGACGGTGTCATCAGCATTGGTGGTCAGGCAAAGAATCAAGTTGCTATCTTGCATTACAACTTCATCACCGTCATCATAGATTGTGTTGAAGCCGCCAGTATCGGCATGTTCGACTATGCAGTCAGTCATGGTGATGCCTTTGGGGTATGTCACTACTGTGAAGATGTCGAGTTCTTTGAGGTTCATGCTAATCTCCTAAGTATGTTGAACGAGCTGTGCTACAAGTGCATAGTACTAAATACTGAAAATATTGTACAAAGTATTTGCAATATTTGTATTAATAAGAGACAAAAAATCGATAAACTGAGTTTATCGACTTAATGTTTACTGCTTGTTAACTAATTAATTCGGCATCAACCTGGTCAGCAAGCCACTCTGTGGCATATGCCTGCGCTTGCTCAGCTGTTGACACTGTTTCAATATGAACAAGGTTACCATCTTTATAACACTTAGCAAACCAAACACCGTTGCTGTGTTCTGATTGCATTGTCGTGACATAGCAAGACTTCATGATGACTCTCCTTGCAAAGATGCAGCGAATTCAACTGCTTCTTCTTGTGTGTCAAAATAGTGTGTGACAGTTTCGCTGTTCACAGTCACATACACAACCCAGCGATGAGCGCCTTGAGCCATTTCAGTTGTCACAATAATTTCACTCATGATTACCCTTTCAAAATGTCTTTAAACTCTTCTCTCTGCTTCGAGTTCGGGTAGAACAGCTCAGAGAGAACAGCCATTCCACCTTC